TGATTATGTTTTTGTGAAAACACTATTAAATTGTTAAATTTATATTTGACAACCATGACCATTATGAAAGGACACAACAATGGCTAACTACATTTATCCAGCACCAGGTGTTCCAACCGTTCAAGCAACATTAAGTTTGGCTATTGGAGGCACTACTGCCTTGGATATTCCAAGTTTACAGGACATCACTGTAAATGCTTCGAATGACGTTTTTACCTGGACACAGCTAGATCAACAAAGTAAAAAACAAATTGCTACAACTGCTACAAACAGTTTGAGCATGAACTTAGTTCTAGATCAACTAAGTTTCTTCGGAGACTCAACTGCCACTGCTGGCACAGCAGCTAACAAAGGCATCTTTGGTATGAGCAACGAGAAGAGTCTTGTTACTTTCTCACTATACCTAGGTGACGAAAGCAACGGCGACCCAGGCAAAACACTAAGTGGCACAGGCTTTATCACAGGCTTGGCACCAACAGTTAGTGCTGATTCACCTGTATGGGTATCACCAATTACTATCACAGTTGATGGCGATTACGGACTAGCATAACATTTTAAGGGGGGACTTCAAAATCCCCCTTTTTTCCTGATAAGAAGAGGCAAGATTTATGGATGTAATAAATACTAAGACAGACGAGGAACTACTACAAAGTTTGTTGACTGAGATTGCCAAGTCACGTAACGAAGTGAATTGCGCAATGAAAGATTTGAATAAAGCCAACAGTAGATTAGGTTTTCTACTTGTATTGGCAAACAGTTTAATGGATAGGAAGATTGAAAGATGAAACTAGCAGCATTAGCAGCAAAACCAAAACTAATTAAAATTACTATAGACGAAGAAGAGATCGTAACACGCTATGGCGAAGCCCTAGAGTTCTATATCTATGACCGCCAAAGTATGGAAACATACATGGCATTGAGTCAAATTCGTGAAGACAACATCTCAGGCATCATTGACGCTATCATGCCATTGGTGTTGGATGAAAACGGCAACCCAGCAATTGATACCAAAGATCATTTGCCTATTGATGTAGCTGTTAAAGTAATTGAGAAAGTAACTGTTAACCTGGGAAACCTCGTAAACCAAACTACAGCCGCATAACTCCTGAATTGGATGCGTGGTTGAGTTTGGACTTTGTGGCAAAGAGATACGGTGTATTGCCAAGTGTGGTGCTAGCAACTGGATACAACACAGATATGATTTGTGCCAGTTTAGCAGTTGGGCATGAAAATTATATTGCTCAGTGTCAAAAAGATGGTGTTGACCCAACGACACCAAAGCCAACACAAGACGAAATGTTGGCAATGATAGAAAGGACCAGACGTGACAGTCAAAGTAAACAATCGAATAACACCTAGTGTAAATCGAATAACAGCACGGTTTGATGTCTTGCCGAAAGACGCACACGATCATTGGAAAAAGATTACACCAATTAGATCAGGCAATGCTCGCAAGAGAACAAGACTTCAAGGCAGTAAGATCAAAGCAGACTACAACTATGCTGTTCCACTGGACAAGGGCTGGAGTAAACAAGCACCGCAAGGTATGAGCAAGCCAACACTTGATTACATTAAAAAACGTGTTGCTAAACACATATTAAGGAAGTAACCAATGGCTGATTTAAAATATACAGTAGACGTAGATACCAAAGGCGCTCAACGCAGTTTAGATGGAATCAAAGGCAGTATTGTTGGCATTGGTGCTAGCATTGCCGGTGCTTTTACATTCAAAGAAATAGCAACTATCAGCGCACGATTTGAAGACCTAAGAACCACATTGGGTTTTCTATATGGCGATGTTCAAACTGGTGCTCAAGCATTTGAACAAATCAAATCATTTGCCAGTAGCAGTGTGTTCAGTGTTGAAGACCTAACAAACAGTGTTGTTAAACTCAAAAGTGCTGGCTTAGAGCCAACCATTGAACAGTTGAGATTGTTTGCTGATGTGTCGTCTGTGAGCACAGACAGTGTAGGCGCACTACAAGCCATTACTGATTTGTTTGCTAGAACCACAGAAGGTGGACTAGGACTAGAAGATCTAAACAGACTTGCTGATAGAGGTATTCCGGTATTCCAGATTCTAGCAGACAAACTAGGCATTACCAGACTTGAAGTAAGTGAACTGGGCAAAAGCGCAGAAGGTGCTCAACTTATACTAGGTGAGTTAACTGCTGGTCTTAGTGAAACATTCTCAGGTGCCAGCGCAGCAAAAGCAGCTAACCTAAGCCAAGCGTTTAGTAACCTACAAGATGCTATTGCCAATGCTGCTGATGCTTTTGGTCAAGGCGGATTCAATGATGCGCTAACTGATGCTATCAACAAGATAACTGACTTCATTGCCAACAACCAAGACTTGATCAAAAGCCTTGGTGAAAAACTTGGTGCTGCTATCAGTTTTGCTACAAAGAATTTAAAATACCTAGCTGGTGTGATAGCCGGTGTGTTTACAGCTGCCGCTGTAGGCAAGATTGCCGCAGTTGTTACCACAGTGAAAAGACTCAGTGATGCTTTCAAAGCAGCCGCAATCGCAGGCACATTGTTACAAGGTGTTACTGGTATTGGTCTAGTTAAAGTAGCTGCTGGTCTAGCAGCCGCAGCAGGAGCTGTTGCTACCATCAATGCTATGACTGAAACTGCCAGTGAAGACATTGGTGACTTGAGTGAATCATTTGGTGATATCGAAGACAGCGCAAACGCAATACCAGACAGATTAAGCATAGATGTTGATCCAAATACTCCAGACGCATTGAGTAAACTAAACACCATAATGGGTGATTCAGGCAAGACTGCTAAACAATTAAACGATGAAATGAAGCGTTTAAGAACCAGCACTACCAATTTGATTAGTGATCTAGAGAGATCTACGGCAGACATGAAATATGAATTCGAGTCATTGAACATGGATCCTCTACAACGTCAAATTGCTGACATTGAACGTGATATCCAAACACGTGTTGGCGCACAGATCAAAAAACTTGAAGAGTCAATGACAACTGAAAATGCTGAAGCAATCACAGCACAGATCAATCGTCTAAAAGAAGCTGCCAGTGAAGCAATAGTAACACAAACTGATCTTGCTACTCAAAGCACAGAGTATCAAAGAAGTTTTGCTTATGGTTGGAATCAAGCATTCCAGCAATTTAGAGATGATGCTGGCAATGCTGCCAATGCCGCAACAACAATATTCCAAGGAGCAACCAACAGCATCAATGATGCTATTGATAACTTTGTAGAAACTGGCAAACTCAGTTTAAAAGACTTGCTTCAAGATATAGCAAAGACAGCAGCCAAGACTGTGTTGAAAACTGGTGTTAACAATTTCTTAAGCGGCGTAATGGGCGGTGCTATGGGTGGTCAACAACAACAAGCACCAGCACCGAAAGAGTCAGGCTTTAGTAGTTTCCTTAAAGGTATAGGAGGCTCAATTGGTAACAAACTATTTGGCGGTTTGTTTGCCAATGGTGGTTACTTGCCAGCAGGACAGTTTGGTATTGTTGGCGAACGTCAAGCTGAAATGGTCATGGGACCAGCAAGTATTAGACCCAGCGCCAATGGTGGCGGGGCTATGAACGTGGTAATCAACGCAGTAGACTCAAGTAGTTTCAAAGCATTGGTAGCAAGAGACCCAGAATTTATATACGCTGTAGCGCAGCGTGGAAGTAGGAGTTATAGATAATGTCATTCCAATGGATATTTGACAACTGTAGTGGTTTGACCATAGATCGTCGCCCTACAGTAGCACGAAGCATTACACGCAACAATCGTGTTAGTGCTGTGGTAAGAAGTGGATACACTTACAGATTTACAGTAAAAATGCCAGATGGGCAAAGATACGATGACATAAGACAGTATATCGAAGCATATGAAGAATTAGGACAACACACAGCCAGTAGTGTAAACATCACACAGGATTACATTACAGGTTATAAAGGTGTTGCTACAAACATTACAAACTGGACATCCTCAGGATCAAGCGGCAGAACACTACAAGGTATCAATCCTGTTATCACACCCACTAACGGAGATAAGATCCTAGCCGCAGGCGACTATGTTCAACTGGGTGTTGGCAACACATACAACGTTGTATCTGATGTTGTATGGCCTAGTAATGTCGCAACACTGAACAGAAGTATACAAGAAACAGGAACACAAAGTTTAACTATTGGACCCACTGTTAATTGGGATGTAATTTGTGTTAGTATGCCTACATGGAACTTGTTTGATTATAACTTGGTCACCTGGCAAGATCCCTTTGTGTTCTATGAGGTGGTTAGATGACAGACTTATCAGGTTACAGGAATGGTGTTGGCACTGAACTGTTTTTCAAAGCAGAGATTCCCGGTCACCCATTGCTGTTTAGTGATGGTGACATTGTTAGAACCATTGGATCAGACACATACACCAACAGAGGCAGTTTGTTAAGCATTGGTCAAACAGAAAGCAACATCAGTGTTCAGCCATATGATCTTACAGTTACAATTGATGGTATTGATGCTGCTAACGTAGCCGCAGCAACAAGTCAAGATGTAAAGTATAGCCCAGTAACACTGTTTCGTGCTTGGATCAATCCAAATACAGATGCTGTTATTGCTACAGAAACACGCTACAAAGGTTTTATCAGCAGTATAACATTTGAAGAATCATGGAACGCACCAGAAAGTGGCTTTAGTATTTCATTGAGATGTATCAGCGCAGTAAACAGCTTGACAAATCATGTTAGTGGACGCAGAACCAACAATTCTGACATGACACGTTTCTTTAGCACAGACACAAGTTTCAAACGTGTTGCTAAAATAACAAATAGTAATTTCCAATTCGGTGTGCCTAACACAGCACCAGCAGCGGGGACAAACTCATGACAGAAGAAGAATTAGCATTACAAGCAGAATACAATATGGGTCTAAAAGAAACTATTATTCTTGAAACGCATCTTGCTGGTGTCAGGGGAGTGGCACAGATAAAAAACAACCAAACAAACGTTGTAAGCACAGGAGTTAGTCAGAACACTGTTGCTCCAAGCACTGTTAGCAAAACAGACCAAGGCATAAGAATTCAAGCAACTGCTGATACCAACACCAGTGTTCCTGTTGTTTATGGCGAAGCATTTACACAAGGTAAACTTACAGATGTTGAAATGACCACAGACGGAACTACAATGTGGTATTGCTTAACACTGAGTGAGTTTACAGGCAGTGCTATTGATGGCACACCCAGCACCATAGACTTTGAAAACATTTATTGGAACAACGGTCGTGTAACATTTGCCAGTGATGGGTTTACAATTGAGAAAACAACAGACAGCAACGGCACTGATGATAGAACCATCGAAGGGTTGGTTGAGATACACTGCTACAGCAACGGCAGTTCAAACCCAGTGGGCATCACAGGTCAAGCAGCACCAGCCAACACACCAGCATATTCAAGAATGCCCAGTTGGACCAGCACTGATGCTATGAGCGAGTTGGTATTCATACTTGTGAAAGTTCTTTACAACCCAGCAAGAAACCTAAAAGGTTTACCACCAATTACAGCACAACTGAAAAACAGTTTGACATTACCAGGTGATGTGTTGTATGATTATTTGACAAACACTCGCTATGGAGCGGGCATTCCAGCAGGGGAAGTAAACGTATCATGAATACACTAGAAGAACTAAACACCTACAGCAACAGTCAGATCCCTTTTGTAGATGATAGAAGTTTGATCATTACAACTGCTACCACAAACACAACAACACAAAGTGTAACCATAGTAGAAGATGCCGCAGTTGATTTGAGCACATTTGGTGTAACATTCGGTCAACTGCGCAGTCTAGACAACGCTACACCTGATCACATCACACTGGAGTTTGACTTTAGTGCTGCGCTAAATCCAAGTGTAGTATGGCCAACCAAAGACGCTTTTATTGAAGGCAACACCGAATACAACAACATTATATTCAGTTCACCAACACCAGGAGTGTTTGTTGCTGATAAAATACAGTTGAACAGTGACTATCTAGCTGTGTTAGCCAACAGTGTAGTCGTTGCTAGAGACCAAGTTGCGGTATACAGTTACACTATCACAGTTAGTTGGCCTGGCAACACATTTACTCAACAGTTTGACGTTACAACTATACCATCAGCAGAAACAAACTTGAATGGGTTGAGTCTAACAGCTAGAGCACTAGGACAGCACTTGTTGTTTGATCCTAGTTTAACACCAAGACCAGCTATTGTAGATGCGTCACCAGACAGCACATATGAATTAGAGTTTACCAGCACTGCTGGTGCTACACTAGCAACAACTCAGGGCAACACACCCACAACTAGTATAACACTCTCAGGAGACAAAGATGCTGTTAACACTGCGTTACAAAATGTTCGTTATTCACCATTAAATGGATTTTTCCAACAAACTGACACTATCAACTATACACTAACTGTAACCAATCCAAGTATAGGATCACCTTATGTAAGTGAAACAGGCAGCTTCGACAACTTCGTTCCAGCGTTTGGTGAAGTGTTTGGTATCACAGGCAGAAGTGTAAACACCAGCATAACACAAGACTTGTTTGCTTCACCGTATCCTTATGTAGAAGATAGCATTGGCAGTAACTTAATACAATTAACTATCACTACTACAGTAGGTCAAATCAAACAATCATCTACCTCAGGTAGTTTTTCCAATACACTATCACTAACCGGAAACTCCGCAACATTAAGCACAGCATTACAATTGATACAGTATAAGCCTGTGATTGCGTTAGGAACAACTACAGATACATTGAATTATGTGTTAACTTGGAGTGGCTTTACACTTGATACTGGTTCATGGCTACATGAAACTGTAATCAACACAAATGTTAACAATCTAAACGGAATTAGCATCAGTTCAACAGACATTTATGAATATGATTTGTTTACAAGTGTTACACCACAGCCTACAATAACTGGAACTGACACAAATACAGATTACCAATTGAATCTAACTTACAACAACATTGGTAAAATTGATTCTAATATTGGCAGTGTTGGTTATTCCGGAAGTTTATCAACTATTACTACTAATTTACAAGCAGCAACTTTCTTGCCAGGTGACCAAGATCTCACAGCAACAGTGTCATATGAACTATTGCTAGAAAATATTAGCGTTATCACTGGATCATTCTCAATAACAAATCCAGCGTTTTTTGAGTTTGTGAATTGGCCATCAACTATCGCAGCACCAAGTCCTAATAAATTTTACTTGTTTGATGGATTTAATCCAGAGATAATCGATCAAACTGGCGGCGCTGAATCTGTAGATTTAACCATGAGTATAAGCGGAGGAAGTCTATTTGCTGATCCAACTGACCCAACTGACCCAAGCAAATACAGGAATACATTTACTTTTACCAACACTGCTAGTGATTTAACAACTTTCTTACAAGACACTGGTGCTGGATTAGGATTAGAAGTCGAACCAGCTGATGTTGTTCCAGGTGAAACACATGTAATATCATATTCATTGAGTTACCCAGCATTAGGACAAACTTATCAGTCAGGAACAATTGATTTAGAAGTTCCAGCATATGTTGAACTGCTACGCAGCGATAATGTAACAAGATCATACACAGAAAATACCGTTGAGAACTTTATTTTCCAAACTGGCGGCGCAGCACCAGAATTGATCGACCGTGTAGACCCAACTAGAATATACACATTAACATTTACATCAAGTGTTAACACTCGTTTAGCTCGTCAATCAGACACATTTCCATACAATAATAGCACAATTAGCTTGAACGGCACACCCGCAACTATTAATGCTGTGTTAAGTAGTCCTGATCCAATTAAGTTTATTCCAGACGTTGGATCTACCACAACAGAAACTATAACATGGCAGTTGTATGATAATCTATCAGCATTGGTAACCAGCGGGACTATCACAGTAGATGGTGTAGCAAGAACTACACCAATTGCCGGCGAAGGTGTATACACTCTAAACGGCACAGGCACTACAAGTGTTACAGTAACTGAAGAAATGGTGATATATGGTCAAATTGATGTATTGATCAACAGTGCTTCCGGTGATGGTGGTTACCTAGACAGCATTTATTCTGGAGGATTTGGAACTGGTGGTTCAGGTGGTCAAGAACTTGCTGCTAGTAGTAGCGGTGGTGATGGTGGATTAATACATTTTCAAAACCAAAATGTATTCTCTGGAAACATACTTCCTGGAGAATCTTTAACAATGTTTGACGACGGCTTTTTTAGTATATTCCAGCATGACCCAGCAGGACCTGCTGTAGACATAATTAGAGTTAGAAATGGCGGCGAAGGCGGTGCTGGAGACGCAAGTCAGTCGACGACTGATGGTAGACCAGGTATTAACAGTGGCGGCGGCGGTGCTTACTGGATCGATAGTCCTAACCCAATATATCCAGGGCCATGGTATACTAGTGGAAGTGCTGGCAATACTACACCAAGCACATGGTCACCAAGTTATTTTAGCGGAACACCAGTTAATATAGGTGGTAATACCGGAACTGATGGAAGTGCTAACACCATTCCATCTCCTTACGCAATAGCTGGCGTAGGAGGAACAAGCACTTCTTACACTAGTGATATTACTGGAACTAACGTTACATATAGAACAGTAGGCGGTTCAGGTGGTGAGTGGGATGGAACAACATTAACTCAACCCACTAACGGTCAACCAGGAATATCGGTATTAAGGATTAAACAAAGATGACAACACTAAGCGAAACAAACAGATACAGGATCAATGGTGTAATTGACACTAGCAAGCCTGTAATTGAAAATATCGAAAACATTGCCAACAGTTGTCAAAGTTGGTTTACATACGACAACACCACAGGCAAATGGGGTGTGATTATAAACAGGGCAGAACTCAGTGCCTTTAGTTTTACAGACGATAACATTGTTGGTGCTATCAATGTCAGCACACGTGGTGTAGAAAGTCTATACAACAGTATGGAAGTAAACTATCCTGACAGAGATTTGTTGGATGTAAACAACACACGTGAGCATACAATACCTACCAGTTTACAAGCCGCAAACGAAGTAGACAACAAGTTAGAATTGGCTTACAGTTTAATCAGTGATCAAAACAGAGCGCAAAACTTGAGTATCAGTGAATTGTATTCCAGTAGAACAGACTTGAGCATAACTTTTGCTACAAACTTCACATCAAATGAGTTGGCTGTTGGTGATGTAGTCGACATTACAAACAACACCTACAACTGGAATGAGCGACTGTTTAGAATTACAAACATACGTGAAGAAGACACCAGTGAAGGTGACATCATTTACTTGCTTCAAGCTACTGAATACAGAAACGATATCTACAATCACATAACCACAAGAGTCACAGAAGATCCTGCTGATGGCATCAACACCATTGCCAATATTGGATTGTTAACAAATCCTGTGATCAGCAAAAACGAAGTAGCAGAAAAGCCTTTCCTACAATTTGAAACAACTATACCAGGCACAGGTTCGCCCATCACTGGTGTTGAAGTTTGGTTATACGCTATTACAGATCCAGCAGAACTTGCCAACTGGAATGACACTGCCGCTTACCCAGACGCAGCACGACCATATGATCTAGAGTTTACCAAGTCACCCAGTGAAGAAGACTACTACACACCAGGCATCAGTTGGAGTGCTACAACAGAAAATGTAGAAGGTGGCAATTATCTAGTGAAATTGAGACCCATTAACGACACAACCAAAGGTAGGTTTACAGATTACTTGACAACAGGTGTTGTTAACTTTGCTCCACAAGTTGCTCAAGGTGTTGTTGATGAAATCTCTTCTACTAAAATTTCATTTAACGACATACCAGCAATTCTTACTGCTAGAGAAATTACCAATGTTCCTACTATTACTACCAGTGGTGTTCCTGTTATAGCAAACGATTTAGGTCCTGCTTTGAATCTCCCAAGTAGAGGTTTATTGCTTACATGGGACGCATTGTTTTTCACAAGTGCCGCATATGATCCTGCTACAGTAAATCAATATGAACTTACAGTAACTAAAAAACGCAGCGGACAAGCCGATGTAGTGTTAACAAACGAGTATGTTAGAACAATACAGTTTGGTTATGCGCAAGGAAGCAACAGCACAGTCAGTGGTGTTACATATTTTATTCCAAACAGTCAAGGCAATGGCACATTTGACGCAGGTGATGCTTTTGAATTTGAAGTTACAGCAACCAGCACAGGAACAACAATCAGCACCACAGTTCATCCGACTGTAAGACTAGAGTATTACAGCCTCTAAACCCTGGACCTAATAAATACTAACAGCAACACTGCCATAGCGGTGTTGTTAGCAACCATAGGAGCAATATAATGGCAGGCGTATTAACATTCGCACAGTTCGTGGGTGGAGCAGACCAGCTCATCCTAAAACAAGACTTCCCCAGTAGTCAAACCAGTTTGATTTACAACTACAAGCAAGACATCTCAGGATGGACATTTGAAGCAGACTATCAAGTGATAGTTGTCGACAGTGTAGCTTACGACAGATATACAAGCGAACCAAACTTCGCAAATTCAACAGTAATTGGCAGTTTTCCAAAAGCAGAAATAACAGGACCAACAGCACCTGTAGTTCAAGATGCTGCCACAGGGCTTGTAAAGTTTACAATACCCGCAGGCATGTATACTGGTCCACTTTACCCAGACGCACGTAAAAACGTGCCTATCGCAGTGCTGGGCTTTACTTGGACAACAGACGATACTCCCACACAAACACAAACCCATCGTTGGGCAGTGGTTCAAAGCTACGAGCCAGATGTAACCATTGGTGATCCTACAACTGCTGTTGATTACACAGCACTACCTGCGTAAGGAGATCAAAATGGTAGAAATTACAAACGCCAGCACTCTAATGCCTGCTAGCATTACAGTTGTTGAAGACGGAAGCACAATTGAAATTACAACTACACCAGTGGATGTAAGTGTAAACAGTGGCACCGTTACAATACAAACAGGTGGTATTACCAGCGTCAATGGTGACGCAGGTCCTGTTGTTGTATTGGACACAGGTGACATTGATGAAAATGGCAATCTATATTTTACAGATGCTAGAGCACGAGCCAGTATCAGCGCAACAGGCGATATCAACTACAACAGCACCTCA